TCTCTGAATCGGATTTAGGAATGATGTTAGTGGAACTTGTTGCTTACATGGGAGCCGTTTTCTCATTGAAGGGGGATATGCTTGCCAATGAAAACTACTTGCGAACGGTCAAGAGTAGAGAAAATCTTCGTAAACTTTTAGAATTAATTGGGGTGGATCTTAGAGGACCTCTCGCTGCTGCTGCGTCATGCAAGATGACGGCGACGACGGCCCCTACAGTAGCCAATTTTCCTTTAACCTTTACTCCGGGTAATCGAGTCTTTGCTATTACGTCACGAGAAGATGGGGCTGCGGTTAATTATACTTTATATAAGCTCGTGAATAACTTTATTCAAGACATAACGAGCACAACGGCTGATATTTCTCTGGCGGGGGATGAAGCCGACAATGCTACTAGCTCTGTTTTTACCAATGTGGCTCTTTTAGAAGGAGCTTTGAGTAAAGAGGATGGTATTTTTGAGCTAGTGGAGGGGAACAAGCAGGTAGCGTTGTTAGATTCCCCAATTATTGACGGGAGCGTGCAAGTGTATGTCACGGCTGGAGTGGGAGACGCGGCTACTGGAGCATATAAAGAGGTTGAACGTCTTTATGCAGCTTCTGGCGCAACGGATCGCGTCTTCCAAGTGATTTACGATGACAATTTTGCAGGAACGGTATTGTTTGGGGATAATATAGCGGGTGTATCTCCTCCTCCTGGGGCGGAATATACGATTGTTTATAGAACAGGCGGCGGATCCCGAGGTAACATCATTAGAGAAGCTATTAACGTGACTTTAACAGCCGACACAGCCGATGAAACTACCCTATCTTTTATAGTTGAGAACAGTACAGCCGCTACAGGGGGTGCAGATGCCGAAACCATGGAAGAAGCTAAGAAATATGCACCTTTAGAGTTTAAGAGGCAAGATCGAGTTGTTACTCTTGAGGATTATGTATCTATTGGTAATTCATTCTTAAGTAAACAAGGGACGGTAGGCAAAACAACAGCAGTTGTGAGGGATGCGTTCTCGTCGGCCAATGTTATTGATTTGTATACTTTAGAAAAAGCATCTGATTTACATTTACAAAAAGCTTCTCCAACATTTAAAAAAGAATTGTTAGATGAAATTGAGCCTAAAAAGATGTTGACAGATGAGGTTGTGGTATGTGACGGACTTATTAGAACTTTAGATCTCGTAGTTACGATTCGTATTGATAAAAATTTATCTGAAAAAGAAGGGGCCATAAGACAGGAGGTGGTGTCAGTAATTTTAGATTTCTTTAGCGTGGATAACATGGATTTTGGTAAGACTTTCGTCGCTGCGGATTTGAATAGGGCTATTTTTGAGCTTCCTAATGTGCGCTTTTCTACTATAGATAATACTCCTCAAACAATGACTGTTGATTTTAATGAAATTATTCAGTTAAATAACTTTACAGTAAATATGGTTACTGTGTAATGGCACGCAGATATATTAGGCACAGCAGTATAAACTCTCTAGGCGTAGTTCGTCCTAAGGTGGTGTCTGTTGTGTCTACGGGTTCTAATCTGCAACGAGAAGCTACTTCTCAAACTTATTTTAAAAGAAATTATCTGGATGCACTTAGAAAATTAATTCCTCCTTTTTACTTTCATGATGATTTTTTAGTTAGTGGAGATCATGTTGCTTACCCCGATCAGTTGATTAATTCCCATATTCTAGCGAATAAACATATAGGGACTATCCTAGGAGTTTCTTCTATAGCTACTGATAGGCAGCTATCAGGGATTACTACTCCTTCGGGCTTTGCGCGATTTTTCTTTCGTCAAAATGTTCCTACAACAGTTGCACCTGGGGATTTTGAGAGGAATATTCTTAGTCCTTTAGGGCAATCTTATGCTCAGTACCCAACTAGTGCTGAATTTTTAACTTATGTGAGTGGAACTTTGTTGCCTAGCATTCCTCTTGCGCGACAGGGGATTATAGATCTACCTCCTCTTACTGCTAGTGCTTTTGGGAATGATTCTTCGGCTACTCATAAATATTTAATTAATAATTTGGGATGGTTGTATTTTTTAAATACTAGTGGGCCTACTAATGGTTATAATCCTTCTGGGGATATTGCTACGTTAATTGTTGATAACTTATGGCGGGGTAGAAGTGTAGAGTTAGCTGATGCATTAAAGGTTTTTCAAGAATACCTTTGGAGAAATGAGTCTACGTGGGGGTTTAGTGATAAGATAATTCCGGAACATTTTGTTTCTTCTGTAGGTATGAGTGCTACGCATTATACGAGTGGAACTCAACTTTTAGATAGGCTAAAAACGTTAACTGAAGTAGTTTATTCCCCTCACTACCTGGATACACCTGATCCCTATGTAAAAAACGCCTTTACAACCTTTTTAAGCACTTCTTCTACTACTTATGAAGGCACTTTAATAACTAAAAAACAAGAAAGTGGCCCCTTCACCAGATTTTTGGAAGCTTTATCATATAGTTTTGCTGATAGAGCTACAGAAGGCAATGAACTGGGTATTTTATACGATATTGGTCAATGTCCTGACGAGTATTTAGAATTATTAGCTGAATTAATTGGGTGGAGATTCATTGGTGCCGATATAGGTAAGTGGAGAGTACAGCTTCGTGATGCTGTAGCAATGTACAAAGCTAAAGGAACACGGAAATCTGTTCAATCATTACTTGATGCATTATTCTCTACGGGTGTCTTTAATGTTACTACTAGTAGCAATCTTTCTGAGCTTTGGGAGTCCTATGTTCCTGAGTTAATTTACTATGCCCTTGCTACTAGTTCAACATACTTTGCGGGAGGATTTAAAACTTACGATGCTACTATCGCGGAGGCCCAAGGGATCCCTACATGGTCTACTTCGAGTATGGACGAAAACATTCGTCTTGCTGTTGATCATATTTTATTTAATTTAGTACGTGAGTTTCCTAATAATTTCTTCTTAGGAACGTCTAGTTTCCCCATTTCTCATTTTGTCTTGTCAGGAACTAACACTATCTGGAATGGTCAATACCACTGGATGCCAGGATGGTCCCAGGGATATGCAGCGCCGGGAGGGACGCCCCCCTCGGGGTTCTATATGACGGAGTTACATCATTCTACTTCGTCTCTTCCGTTAGAGTTAGTAATTAATCCAAATTTTGTTTTTCATTACCGCAACCGTGATTATTGGATACCTCCCTTTGAACGAAAGCAATATTATCAACGGGCCGCGATAAATGAAGGTATTCTAGATCGTATTCAATATTATTTACGATGTTTTGGGGTCAGCAAGTCGTTTGCTAAATCTGTTACCGATTATGTGCGTTCTAATACGTTAGAAGATGTAACATATACTCTTTCCCAGGAGTTCCTGTTCTTTACTAAATCTCAAGTTTATCCTTCCAACTATGCCGATATTTTAAGAGATGTAAACAAAGAGCGAACTCCTGATCCTGTAAGCTTACTACCTCTCTGGAATGGTAAATCTTCCCATTTTGTTATTTCTTTAGATGCCAGTTCTTTCGATTGGAAATCTAAACAGTACACTTCCACTACTGCTTATGGAATGAAGCAAGTTATGCGTGCGCTAGATCAGCTAGTGCCTGCTCATGCCATTCCAGAAGTTCTTCTTACATTGTCCTCGGTTGATGACACTACCTCTTCTCTAGGGGATGCACCTTGTAGAGAGCTATCCCCAGGGTTTAATGATTTATATGAGGGGTCTTCCAATGTGATGCCTAATTTCACGGTTTCAGCCACTAATATGGAAGTTATCGCATCCAACAATGGCATAAAGCCGAAAAGGTTTAAGAGGACTCAGGTAGATACTATTCACGATATACTCATATCGGGCACCCCCTGGTGTGGTAGCGGAGGCGTGATTATCCCAAGAAATTCTTTAAGACGCCGTAATTATCACTATTTATTGCCTGAGACGAGTATGTTTACCCGCAATGGTAGGAATAATCCTGGTAGTTTAGAACTGTCTACTACTTACTATGCTTCGGCTACGGGATATGTCCCCTTAGGCTTTATTCCCTCATCCCTAAAATTCCAATCTATTGGTTTGAAGCGTAATCCCAATGGAGAACAGCTTGGAGAGCTTATTGATGAAAATAATTTCCCGGCGGTGTGGGAAATATGTCAAACTCGTAACTCGGGGGACTCTTTCTTTGGGTATAATGTAGCTGACACGTTTGCATCACGCGGTCTACAAGCCGTGGATTCCTCTACCTGCACTACCTATGGTCGTCGTGGAGGGTTAAATAAAATACTTTCTATCATGAACCGTGCTCATGATGAAGAAAAATATTTACAAGCTAGTTCCATCGTATCCGGCTTTTGGGGTCAGTATGGTAAGAGAGCCCCAACGTGGCCTCAGGAAAATAGCCTCTTAGTTCCTTCCTCTATTGCGTCCTGGTTTACTGAGTTGGGAACTATGGAGCAAGTGGTGAGAGGAATAGGAAATTATTTAATTAATACAGAGGCGGCTGATGAATCCCTAAGTTATTATGAGAATTTTACTTTTGGTCGTAATTTGCACACTATGTATGATGTGTATCAAAAACTCTATGGCTCTCATGCCTTGCGTGAGAATTATGATTTACTCGCTGTACCCAACTTATTCAGCCATACATTTGGTCCTCTAATTTATAATCATGATTTTGATATAGATGGATCAGGA